TTTTTCTTTTTTCTTCTTACCGGCTCTTAACATTTTAAAATCTTCACCAGTAATTTTACCATCTTTGTTTGCATCTAGTTTAGCTCTGCCTCCTAGATTAAACATTTTTCTAGTTTGTTTATTATATCTTCTATTTGACATATTATCTCCATCCTTTTGTTGCAATTTTTGGTTTGCCTTGTCTAACTAAACCACCTTTAGAAAATCTTTTTTTAACTCTTAATTCAATTCTTTCAGGGCCAACTAAAATATTAGTAAAGCCTTCCTCATCGCCTTTGCCAAATACAGCAGCCATATTCTTCATATCTACTTCAGTGTCAATATCCTTTAAAGATTCGTAAGGGTTACCTTTGAATTTCATTTTAGGTTCAAGTCCTGTGAATTTAAATTTTTGTTTTTGACTAGGAGCTTTTGAAAATTTCTTTTTGTCAGCCATATTATCTCCAACCTTTTTTTGCTAGTTTAGGTTTGCCTTTTTTAACTAAACCACCTTTAGCATATTCTTGATAATCACCAGTAAGCTTATCATCTCCAATTATATCTGTTTTTCTAGATATTGGATTTTTATCAAATCGTTCTTGAATTTGAATATCTTGAAGTGTTTGGTGTGTTGGCATCTTTTTTCTAGATGCCATTTTTCTAGCTAAATCTAGTTTAGCTTCCATTTTATCTCTTTTACTTGAGTTCTTTTCTTCTTTAATTTGTTTTTCTAGATTTAATAAATCTTCTACCGCGCCACCCTCTTTTGATTTTTTTCCCATTATTGTTTTCCTTATTTATTTTTGTTCATATTTATCACATCTGTAGCCTTAAGTCCATATATGGCTGCGACTACTGAAACCCAAAGGCCAACTATCCACCAAGGCATCTCTTGTAATTTTTGAAAATACAAGTCAATCTTCTCTTGCATCTTTTCATCTTCTGCAAATACAGACCAAGCTAATAAAAATAACGGACTAGAAATTGTAAGAAGCACGAATTCGTCTTTCCAATCGTTTTTCTGGTTATCCATTATTTTTCCAGAGTACTCAATTTCTCCGCGTTTCATTTTTTCTACGTGTAATAATTTAGCTTCAGACATTGCTACGTCTGCTGCTTTTTTATTTTTGTAAATTTCAAGTCCAGATTTTAAACCTTGACCTAATAATCCCCACGGAAACATAAATTAATACGCTTTTGAGCTTCTTTTCTTTTCAGGTAGGACTTTACCTTGACCTTTAACTTCCATTTCAGGTCCACCTGTACCAATGTAGTTGAAAGCTTTGTCAGCAGTAGTTTTAGATCTTGGATCTACTTCAATTTGCTGCTCTCCAACTTTTACATCTTTGATTTTATTTAGTTTTTCCATAATTAACCTCTTTTTTTACTTTTGCCAGCTTCAGAAAGTGCAATCGCAATAGCTTGTTTACGATTTTTTACTTTTTTAGAGCTTTTACCTATATTGAGTTCACCTTTTTTGAACTCTTTCATCACAGTTTTAACTTTTTTATCTGATTTTGTCATCTTTTTTCTCATTTTAGTCATTGCCTCCACGCATTATTTTTACACTTGGCATCATATTGCCTTGATTTTTCATCATTGAATCAACACTTGGTAGCGTTTTACCCAAAATTGTTTTTTCAATTGACGTATCAGCTCTTAACTTAGCTAATTCTTCGTTTTGGTCTAACTTCTCTTCTTGATTCATTTGATTCATCATTGCTTTCATCTTATCAAGATTCATTCGATCTTTACCTTCTTGTTCTTTTCTGAAATTTTCTTGTGCTCTAAGGTCAAGTTCTCTTGCTCTTAACTTAGCAATTGGATCATTGTCAAATTGTGAAGTTATTTTCTTTTCTTCGTTCATAAATTCTTCCATCATCTCAGCAATCAATTGTGCTTTTCTTGCTTCAATCTTTTGTTGCATCATCATTAATTGCATTTGCATTTGTTGAGCCATTTGTGGATTCTGTTGCATCATCATTTGCATTTGTTGCATTTGAACTAACTCATCTCTAAACTCTAATTCAATTTGTTCTTGAGACATTAAACTAATATGTTCAAATATATTTTTTTCCAAAGATGCCATTACCATTGGATTGTTTCTTGCCATATTAGTTGCCATAAAATTTAAGTGAGCAGTGATATGTGCTCTATGATCTTGACCTGGAAACGCTTGAAATTGTTTTCCTGCTAAAGCATCAATGTGTTCTAATGCAGGATCTTTTGGCATTGGCTGCATTGGTTTAATTAATACTTGATCAACATTCTTAACACCTAAAGCTTCATACATATTTCTATATGCTTCATATAAATTATGCATTCCTGGATTAGATGTAGCCAGTTGCAATTCCGTTTGCGCTAGGGAAATACGCTGTGTCTGAGAAAATATATTGGGGTCTGCAACTGGCAATATATCTACACGGTCATCAAAGTCTGATTGTTTAATTAGTCTCTGACCCCCAACGACATCATACGGATATTCTTGAGGTAGATATAACTTGAATACTCTAGCCAAAATTCTAAATTCATTTTTTAAAGCTGAGTAAATTCTTTTGTGAATTGCTGACATTGTTCTAGAACCACGTTCTAGTAATGCAACTGTAGTTCCAACAGCAGCTTGTTGATTTCCATCACCAACTTGTAAATCAGCTATTGAAGCAAATCTTTGACCTGCTTGAACTACTATGCCCATTAAAGATAATAATGTTTGAGATGGTTCCTTGAATGGAAGCATCATAAATGAATCTCTTAAATTTCCTCCTGGTGCATCTACATCTCTAAATTCACCTGGTTGAATTGATTGTGCATCATCTCTAATTCTAATTCCTCTCATCTTAAATCCAGCTGGTAAATTAGATAAAGTTCCTGCATCTAATAATTGTCTTAACGCACTTGTTGCAGTTCTAGATAATCCACCAATCATATGAATTAATCCAAAGCCATAAAAACCAAGACCTGGTAAAAATTTAAAATGAACAAAGTATTGTATTTTCTTTTTCTTAGGATCACCTATTTCATAGTTTCTTCTAATAGCTAATATTTCTCTTGATCCTTCTTCTAATGTAACAATGTATGGAATTTTAATTCCAGAGGGCTCACCAGTTTGAGGATTAACATCTTCAAATCCTTCTAAGTCTAAATCAATGTGACATTCTAATAATGTATAAACATCTTCATCTCTAGTCTTAGAAACTCCTTCAAGTTCTCTTTCTTTTTTTTCTACATCAGTTTCTTTATCAATTGGTTTACCAATGTCTATGTCTCTGTAGAAACCAGCAACTTGTTGTTTTCTTAATTCGTTTTCAGAAATTTTTACTCGATGAATAATCGCATCCGCATCGTCTAATGAGGTAGCCGTATACGGAACGATTAAATCATCAGCAGGAACAAATTTGCTTACAGCTCTTTGTTCCATATCATCATAATAAACCTTTTTAAAAGCTGAACCTGCTAGTGGCAGATTGAACAACATTTGATCAAATTCAGGTTCGTATTCCTTCATCTGGTCCATTATTTGATAATTCATAAAATCTTTAACTCGACTTGCTTGTTGAGTTTTTTCTGGAGTTGGCATTCCAAGAATTTGAGTTCTTACTGGTCCATCTGCTGGTAATAATTCTTTGTAAGCTAAAGCTTGAAATTGAGTTACAGCTTCTGCAAGAACTGGATGTGTTGCACCTGATGCACCTGCAAATGGTTCTGTTCTTTGATCGTATTTAAATCCTAATAAATCTAAACCTTGTGTGTATGTTTTTTCCCAATCTTTTCTAGATGCAGAGTAATCCATATATCTAGAATTTAAATCAGATGCTAATGAACCTAATACATCATCAGGTAAAAATTCTGCTAAGTTTGCATAATGCTCATCTCCGCCTTCTGGCGAAGCTGCTGCAGGATCTAAACTAATATCAACTGATCCATCTTCATTTTGTTGAATATCGACTTCCTCTGGTGATTCTGATTGTCTTTGAGCTTCTTCTATTACTTGCTCTTCAATTTGTTGTTCTCCAGGAATTTCAAATTCTTTTCTTGGCTCGTTTGGTAGAGCCTTGTCTATGCTGTCGAAGTTGTCTGCCATTTATTTTCTCCGTATTATTAATAGTTTTAACAGTATTATAAGAAATATTCAAGCCCTGTGGATTAGGTCCAGATTTAGGTGGTGGGCCAGAAGTTTTACGATGATATGATTTGTTTTGCATATTTACCGTATACTTTTCCA